GCGCGCCAATGACCCTCCCATGCTCCGCCGGACACTCCCACACCGACAGCACCGCCGTCTTCATGTGCCTCATGCGGCGGATCTATTACGGCCCCGCGATTCGGACGCCGAGGCGCAGTCACGAAGAGGTTGTCCTGGAAAAGGAAGCCCGGGCCAGGGCGGTGACGGCGCGGCGGGAGTTCCACGCCAGGCAGCGCGCGGAGCGGGCGGCGAGGAAGGCTGCGACCACTCAACGCGGGGCGAGCTGAGAGGAACTGTGGGGGGCGAGCTCGCCCCGCCGATTTACCCCGGGCACCACGACCACAGCACGACCCGGGCACTTTGACGGAAGGAGATGGACATGGAAAACGCGAAGAAAGAAATGCAGTTGAGCGGCGGCTGGACGCTTGAGCCCCAGAGCCTCAAGGAGGCGATGGAGTACGCGAAACTCATGTCGGACAGCGACTTGGTGCCGGCGGCCTACAAGGGGAAGCCGGGCAACGTCCTGATCGCCGTCCAGATGGGGGCGGAACTGGGCGTTTCACCCATGCAGTCCGTCCAGAACATCGCCGTCATCAACGGCAAGCCCGGGATCTACGGCGACATCGGCAAGGCCATCCTGCTGGCTGCCGGATTCCGCATCGAAGAGGACGACATCGAAGTCGTCAGGAAGAACCAGCGGGCCCGCTGCAAGATCACCCGGCCCAATGGAAGCGCCATCGAGCGGACCTTCTCTCTGGAGGACGCCAAGACGGCCGGCCTGTGGAGCAAGGCGGGACCGTGGACTCAGTACCCGTGGCGCCAGATGGCCTGGCGCGCCTTCTGGTTCGCAGCCCGCGACGGCGCCGCCGACATCCTCAATGGGATGCGCGGAGCCGAGGAGCTGCTGGACATCGACGAGACCAGGGTCATTGAGGCGGAGCCGGCCGGCGGACCCCGGCGCGCCAGCGAGACCAAGGCCCTGGCGGCGCCCACAGCCGCGGCGCCGGCGCCCGCTACTCCCCCGCCCCCCATCTCCCCCGCCCCCGCGCCGGCCCCCGAGCCCGTTACCGGCCCCGCTGACCAGGTCGAGCCCCAGGCCTTCGCCGGCACGATCAAGGAAGTCACCTTCGCCAGGCTCGTTCAGGGCGGCTTCGACTATACGGCCACGGTCGAGGACGAGGAGGGGGCGATCTTCATCTGGACTCGGGACAAGGACCTGGCGAAGCTCCTCAACGAGAAGAGGGGGACGCAGGTCCGCGGCAGCTTCCGCATCAACGGTGCCCGCAATGAGCTCGTCGCCATCGAGTAGCGGCTTCGTCTACGACCCGGACCTCCACCGCTACACGTTGGACGGCCGCGTCATCCCTGGGATCACCAAGGTCCTCGAACTCACGGGATTCGTGGACAAGCAGTGGTTCACGGAGGCCTCCCGGCGCCGGGGCACGGAGGTCCACCGGGCGTGCCTGTTCCTGGCCGAGAACGACTTGGATTGGAACACGGTTGCTCCCGAGCATCAGCCACGGGTGGAGGGGTTCGCCAGGTTCCTGGAGGACGTGAAGCCGACGCTGCTGCTGGCGGAAAAGCCTCTCCACAGTGAGGTCTACAGCTTCGGTGGAACGCCTGACTTCGTGTTCAACATCAACGCCGAGACGTGGATCGTGGATGCGAAGACGGGGAAGGCCGGCTTGGCGGCGGAGCTGCAGACGGCCGCGCAGGAGGTCCTGATCCGGGAGCGCATGCTGGACGCCTGGACGGGCCTTTTTACGCGAGTCCGCCGCTTCGCCCTCGAGCTGCCGGAGCGGGGGAAATACCGCCTCGTGCCGCACAAGGATCCCGGCGACGAGCTGATGTTCTTGAACGCCGTGGCCATGGTTCACCGGCGCATCAACAAAGGAGAGCTGAGCCTATGACGACAGCAATCGCCGAGCAGGACCCGAAAGCCCAGGAGCTGCAAGCCCAGGTGGCGCAGCTCGTCCCCATCCCGGTGGTCGACGCCGACAGCTACGGCGCCGCCGGCATCCGCTGGAAGGCCATCGTGGCCATGGAGAAGGAGGTCAACGCCTTCTGGGACCCGCTGGTGGACCAGGCCCACAAGACCCACAAGGCGCTCACGGCCAAGCGCGCTGAGTTCCTGGACCCTCTGGGGAAGGCCAAGACCGAGCAGACCCGGCTGATGAAGGCCTGGGCCCAGGAGGAGGAGCGCAAGCGCCTTGAGTTGGAGCGCCTGGCCCAGGAGAGGGCCCGGAAAGAAGCCGAGGACAAGGCCCTGGCCGAGGCCGCCGAGCTTGAGAAGGCCGGCTTCAAGGAGGCGGCGGAGCAGACCCTAGCCGCCCCGCCTCCGCCAGCCCAAATCGTCCAGCCCAAGGCCGTGCCGAAAGGCTTCGGGTCAGCCATCAAGACGACCTGGAAGGCTCAGGTCACGGACATGAAGGCCTTCGTGGAGGCCGTGGCCGCCGGCCGGATCCCGATGGGGGCGGTCCTCCCCAACCAGGTCCTGCTCAACGATCAGGCGCGGATGCTCAAGAAGGAACTGACCTGGCCGGGGGTGCGCGTATGGGAGGAATAGCCGACCAGCTCGCCGCGCCGGACGCCCCGCTCACCGAGCCCCGCGGCGAGCTCATGCACGAGGTCTTCCGCCTCGACGCCCTCTTCTCCGCCATCGGCCGCTACGACTTCATGCTCCTCGTCGCCGACGAAATCCTGAGGCTTCGGGAGGAGCTGCGGGTCGCCAGGGGTGGCGCCTGATGCCGCCCTGCAATGACTGCGGCGCCGACCTCCTTTTTGTGAAAACCCACGACGGGAACAGCGTGCCGGTGGAAAGGAACACCCCGGTCTTTGCCGTTCACATGGACGAGCACAGCAACTTCCGGGCCGCGCGCGTGGACGGGCATCGGGCGCTTGGAGACGAGAAGGCGGCCTACATGGCGCTCCACGTCTGCCCCAAGAAGGGGAGCTGACCATGCCGAAGCCCAAGAGCCCGACGGACTTCAAGGCCGTCATGGACGAGGCCCTGGATAGCCTGGAGAGGAGGATGGAGGAGATCAACACCACCATCATCACCCTCAAGGCGGCGCGGGACGTGAACCTGGCCCACCTCTTGGGGCCTGTGGACATGGCCCGTGTTCCAGGCAGCCCCCTCCCCCCCCCCCGCGAGAATGGGTCCCGCCAGGTGAAGGAGAGCGCGGCGCCATGCGTCGGCTGCGGCGGCACCGGAAAGACGAAGGCCTGTGCCGGGTGCGGGAAGCCCAAGTGCGGGAAGTGCGGGATGAAGGCCCGGGCGACGTCGTGCCGGGAATGCCGGGAGAGCGGGGCGGTTTCCAGAGATCCCGGGGAATCGGGAGAGGCGCCGGCCGCCAAGCCGGCATCGGAGACCGGAAAGGCCTCGGCCTGCAAGATCTGCAAGGCCCCGTCCACCAAGGACCGGCGCATCAATAAGGACGGCTACTGCAAGACGTGCGAGAAGCTTTGAAGGAGAACGATATGGAGAACACGAAGAAGGATGACGGCGGGCCGGCGTTTCCGCTTCCGGTTGATGCCGACATAGATTGCGCCGGCCGCGCGGCAAGCGGCTACGGTGGCATATCCATCCGTGACTACTTCATCGCCCATGCGCCTGCGGAGCCTCAGCCGTGGTTCCAGCCGACGATGCGCCCGAGGATGGAAGTCCCTGGGTGGGCTACGGATCCTAAATGGGGGATGACTCCAGACCAAGCGCGACATGCCGAAAAGTGGCGGAACGACCAGGATTATCTGATCGATGAGGAATGGGCGAAACCATTTCAAATAGCCTGGAACGCCTATTGGGACGACGGCGCCGCCTGGAACCGAGAGCGTGATGCGGCCAGATACGTCCAATGGCCCGCCGCCTGGGCCGACGCCATGCTGAAGGAGCGCCGCCGATGACCGACCACCTCCTCAACCTCGACATCCAGAACGACCGCGCGCTGGCCCGGGCGGAGGCCGCCAGCCTGATCCCGCCCGAGGACCTGGGCCAGATCCGGAACCCCTTCGCGCCGCCGCTGCATGATGAGGACGACATGGGCGAGATCAGGACCAGGGGGATGGGCTGATGCTGAAATTCACCGGCACCATGCACGACGGACGGAAGGTCATCGGATTCGGCCTCAGCGAAGAGAACCGCCGGCGCCTAGCACTTGGGGAACCCATCTATGTCCAGGGGCATGAGGTGGACCAGCCAGGCCTGGCGTTCCTGATCTTCGCGGGGTCTGACGAAAGACAGATGGTGGATCAGCTGAAGAACGCCGGCATGAAGCCGCCGGAAACGGGGTGGCCCGCATGAGCACCTACGCCCGCAACACCAACGTCTCCAGCGAGCGCTCCCGCGGGGACGGTGGTCTTGTCTCACGAGCCATCGCGAACGGACTATCCCTGTCCTGGGCGGCCGGCCTATTCGAGGGAGAGGGGACAGCCTCGATCACGCGTAGTGGGCGTAGGGGTTATACGAGGCCTCTCATCTCACTGACCAGCACGGACAGCAATATGATTCAGAGACTTCATATGCGGTGGCCAGGCTGCATTCGAACGTTCCAGCCCAAAGGCAACGCCAAACTCGCTCACACATGGACGCTCAACGCGCGCCGAAGCATCGCACGCTTCATTTTCGATGTCGTTCCGTTCATCAGGACAGAGCGCGTTCGCAGGAAGATGTGGCTCGTCTGGGATGACATTGGAGCCCGCATTCAAGGCCCCGGATCACCCGGCTACTTGGCGGCTTGCCACACGAGGCGAGAACAGATCCATGCCCTAAATCGCCGGGGGACCTCTGCGGCGATCGACAACGCCTACAAGACAGGGAAGATGCCGTCGCTCCTGGGCTGGGAGGGGAAGCGGTGAGAAGAGTTCCTCCGGCCGAATTAGAGCGCGCCACCATCGAAGCCTGGCTCCGCGCCCAGGGCGCCGAAGTCCTGGCGCCCACCAACGCCTACGAGCTGGTGCGCTTCCGCGCCCGCGGCGGGGTCCACGTCATCTACGAGGGCCGCCGCGGAATCACCGCCAATGGATTCGCCGAGACCGCTCTCAAAGCCTACGAGAAGGGCTCCAACCTCTGGATGGGGATCACCACCAAACCCAGGGACAGCATGGCCAAGACGCGGGCGGCTCTGCTGGAGCGGGACGGGAACCTCTGTTTCTTCTGCGCCCTGGAGATGCCACTGGACGACATGACGGTCGAGCACCTGGTCGGCCGCGCGAAGGGTGGGCCCGATCACCAGGACAACCTGGCCCTGGCTCATGAGGCCTGCAACAGATTCGCGAACAACTTGCCGCTCATGGAGAAGATCAAGTCCCACAGATCAGCGTGGATGGCCAGAGCTCAATTCGGCCATGGTCTGGCCAGGCCTCCGGCAGACGGTGAGACGGGCCAGGCGCCGGCGGGGATACAGCCGTGAGCTGCGGAACCGTCCCAAACTGCGCCGCCATCATCGGCGCCGGTCGCTGCCAGGGGGACTGTTGCGGACCTGTCCCGTTCCCAAGATCGGAATGGGCCGAACTGCGCTTTCGGGCGGTCCGCCCCGTTCTCAAGGTCCTGGAAGACAACCCGCACCCCGGACTTGTCCTCCCGCTTGGCCCGGGCGCCAACTGCGTCTTCCTCACCAACGACTGGCGATGCGCCATCTATGACCGGCGGCCCCACGTGTGCCGGATCTTCGGCGACTCTCGGGAGAAATCACCTTTCCTGTGCTGCCCACACGCCCAGAGCCCAGCTGATCGTGTCCCGGCCCAAGGAGGCGGTGTTTCGTGAGCCTCGCACCCATTGCAGAAGTCCATCAGAGAGGAGGATTCATGGAAACGTCAGGGAAAGAAGACGCTGTCATAGGCGCCAAATCGGAACGATCGTCCGACCGGGTGTTGAGGGAGAAGACATGGTCCGAGCGCGGCCTTGAGGAAAAGGTCGAGTTGCTGCGGGGGGCTATCTGCTCTCTTTCCCGGGAGGTCGACTCCGAAGGCCGCCGTGTCAACGCCCTCACCAAGCACGTCCATGTTGACGGGAAGATCCATGTTCCGTACGCCGACGGCGTCGAGAGGCCGGAGGCATCGCTCCCGTACTGGGCCTGGCAGCTCAAGTAGAGCCAAGACCTGGGGAGCCCGGCATCGCCCCAGGCACTCTTTCGCGCGGGTCACGTCGCGCACAGCGGCACAAATAGCGTGGCTGAGGGATCAAGGCCCACCGAGACCGCAAAACGGGCCGAGTCCAACTAGACCCCCGCTGGGCGGCCGCGGGGGCTCCGATTCGCCCAGGCTCAAGGCCCGGCACCGAAGAGGAGCCCCCCCGAACGCCCAGGGCGTCGGCAGGCGACGTGCCTTCGCCAGGGGATGAACGTGAGCGTCGGGGCAGCCCGGCTTCGAGCAGCATGGCTCCAATGTTGGCAGGAAGGCTTCCACCGGGTTCAGGGGGGCGTCAGAGGCGGCAGGCAATGCATACGGTTAATACTGCGATTCGCATACACCGATAGGGGACATGAAAGGGGACATTTTTCCGAGTTTTCCGTCTGAGAAATAGGGGACATGAAAGGGGACATCACGTTTGGAGCCACGGACGGATCTCAACATGCAGGAAGCGGCCAGGAAGTTGAGGATGAGCTACAGGCACGTGAAGCGTTTGGTTTCTTCCGGTCGGATTCAGGTCCGCAGGCGTGGCCGGGAAAAGATGATCTCGATGAAGGAGCTTTTGAGGTTCATGGGAGGAGGCTCACGATGACAGACGGGGAAGACGAGAAGACCGAGGCTGGGGAGACGCTGGCGGCGATGGGCCGGCAGATGGCCGAAGTGGCTGCGGACCTGCCGCGGCGGTGGGAAGCGGTGAAGGCGGAGACGCTGGCCCAGGTGTCGGCGAAGCTGGACGATCTGAGGCGGACCAGGCAGTGGGACATGCCGCCGATGGCCGAGACCAGCGACGTGCAGAGCATCGTGCGGATGGAGACCTACTTCATCGGCCGGGCCGCCGAGATGGTGCTGACGGCGGTCAGCCTCGCCTTCAACCGCGGCGCCGGGTCATTGGCCGGGGAGGCCAAGCAAGGCGAGCAGAGTCCTGCCAACGGTGAGTGCCATCGGCCCCCGGCCACACCGGAGAACCTCGGGGAGAGCCTATGACAGCCCTTGTGGCCTCCGTGGGACTCGGCTTCATCCTCAAGACCGTCGCTATGGCCGCGGGCGTCTTTGCGGCCACATTCGGTCTTCTGATGCTGTGGGGGCTGTGCCGGGTGGCGGGGAAGCCCATGCCCAGGCCGGACCAGGATCCGGGGGACCGGGGTCCGGCGGTGGTCAACGTGAGAAAGGTCTGATGTTCCGCATCGTTCGGGCCGTATTCCTCTACCCTGCGATCCTTGTCTCCGCGCCGGTGATCGTCATCCTACTCCCGCTTCTGGACGCCGGCGGGTGGCACGACTTCAGGGCCCATGCGGTCTCGAATGCCCTGGACCTGTGGGATCTCGCGATCCATCGGCACGACAATCTTTCCCGCTGGCCATGAGCTTCTGGCAGGCGCGCACCAAGATCGACGCGGCGGACCGTCTCTTCTCCCAGTTCATCCGGGAGAGGGACGGGAACCGCTGCCAGAGTTGCGGGGCGGACGGAAGGCTGACACAGCTCGAGTGCTCCCACTTCTTCGGGCGGCGGATGGAGTCTGTGCGGTTCGACCAGGAGAACGCGGACGCGTTCTGTAGAACGTGCCACCAGATATTTGAGCCGCAGAAGGGGTTCGTACGGTCAGGAGTTGCGGGTACTCCAGACGCTCCAGCGCCCTACCGCGCATGGAAGATGGCCCATCTCGGGGCCAAGCGGTTCGCGGCGCTAGAAGTCAGGGCCCACACCACGGCAAAGAAGGACCGGAAGATGATGCTGCTCTACGTGAAGTCTCTCATCGCAGAGCTCCGGAAGACACGGCCAGGGGTGGTCGGGTGAGCGAGACCGCGGGCGTAGAAGTGCGCTACGACGAGAGAGGCTGGCCCATGGTGGATTGCCCTTCAGGTCTTCCAGGTCATCGGATGTGGTGGATTGGTTCGGTGTTCTTCGTCTGCGACGTCTGCAAGCCGGCGCCGAAGGGAAAGGGGAACATCTTCGGGCTGCAGATGGAGGCGGAATGACCGAGGAAACCACGCTGCCAGCCCCATGCCCCAAGTGCGGCGCCACCGCTGACGGCCGCCCCACCCGGCGGGAGCTGGTGAGCAAGGACGAAGGCTTTGAGCTGCAGGCCTGCGACTGCGCGGGCAAGGATCAGATCTTCAAAAGGAGACCCCAATGACCAAGACACAGGAGAAACGGGACGCCGCCGCCGAGGCCCTGCCCAGCATCGAAGTCCCAATCAACGCGGTGCGCGTGCTCGAGCAGCACCGGCGCCACTTCGACGAGAAGAAGATCAAGGAACTGGCCGGCAGCATCGCCAAGGCGGGCGTGCTGCAGCCCCTCCTCATGCGCCAGGACCCAGAGGATCCGGCGCTCTACATCCTGGTCGCCGGCGAGCGCCGGCTCCGGGCGGCCAAGTTGGCCGGGCGCGAGACCGTGCCGGCCCGGGTCGGCGCGTGGACGGAGGAGGAGGCGGCGGAGATCCAGGCCTTCGAGAACCTGCACCGGGCGGACCTCACCCCCGTGGAAGAGGCGCGGGCCTTCAAGACCCTCAAGGACGTCGGCGGCCACGACGTGGAGGCCTTGGCCGAACGCGTGGACAAGAGCGTCGCCTACGTCTACCGCGCCCTGGCACTCCTGGAGCTCCCCGCGGCGATCCTCAAGGAGATCGAGGTCTGGGAGCTGACGCCGGCGCACGGCCACCAGCTCATGCGCTGCCCGCCCGAGGACCGCCTGGGCGTCTACAAGGAATGGCGCGACGACTGGGACAGCAAGGACAAGGGCTTCACGGCTCTGTCCCTACGGGAGTTCGTCGACCAGCGCCAGGGTCAGGACCTGACCAAAGCCATCTTCCCCAAGGACAAGCCCTACGCCGGCCAGGTCGCCTGCGCCGGCTGCGCCTTCAACAGCGGCAACCAGGGCCAGCTCTTCGACGGCGCCGAGAAGGGCAAGTGCCTCAACACCTCCTGCTTCAAGACCAAGACCGACGCCTTCCGCCAGGACGTGGCCGAAAAGGCCGCGAAGGCCTTCCCCGGCGTCAAGTCCGCCGGCGTCGTGGACCGCGACTACAGCGGCCTCCCGAAGACGAATGGCGTCGTCATCCAGGCCAAGGACGCCGACACGAAGAAGTTGAGGGCCCTCGTGGAGGAGTCCCCGGAGAAGTTCTCCCTGGTCGTGGCCAAGGAGTCGACGTGGGGCGAGAAGAAGGCGCCGGAGGCCTTCCTGGTCTGCAAGGACAGGGCGCTCCTGGAGAAGGCCGGAGTGGTCAAGCCCGAGCCCAAGGCACCGGCGGCGGCCCGGCAGTCCCAGGAGGACGTCTTCGTGGACCAGGCGGTGGACCAGGCCGTCTGGGCGCTGGCGGCCAGGTCCGCGGGTAAGGTCGGGGACAAGAGGATGCTCGAGAAGATCGTGGAGTCCTTCATCGACATGACCGGCCAGGTGGACGGGGCGGAGGTGTTCGAGGCCCTGGGCGTGCCGGTCCCGGAGTCCAGGAACGACTGGGAGGCGCTCAGCGCCAAGCAGCTCCTGGCTGCGGCCTGGTTGTTCAGCTTCGACTGCGGAACCGGCAACCTGGAAGAGGCCCTCAAGAAGGCCGGGGTCGACGTCGCCAAGGAGAAGAAGCGGGCCAAGGAGGCCGCGAAAGGCGAGTGGGCGCTGCGCGAGGCGGGGAAGAAGGCCGAGAAGGGGCACACGTCATGACCGCCGCCGTCCTCTTCGCGGACACTGAGACCACGGGCCTCCCCAAGGACTACAAGGCTTCGGTCACGGACGTCGCCAACTGGCCGCGAATGGTCCAGCTGGCCTGGCTGGTCCAGGGCATGGGAGGGAGCACCACGTTCAAGAAGCGCTCCCTCATCATCAAGCCGGAGGGGTTCGTGATCCCGGCCGAGGCCTCCGCCATCCACGGCATCACCCAGGAGCGCGCCATGGATGAGGGCGTGAACCTGGCCGACGCCATGGAGGAGTTCGACGCCGACCTGGTCGCCCTCCCCCTGGCCGTCTGCCACAACGCGCCCTTCGACCGCGCCATCACCGGCGCCGAGCGGGTCCGCCTCGGCCGGCCCTGGGGCTTCACTACGGCCTTCAAGTGCACGATGGCCGAGGGCACGAACATGTGCCGGCTCCCGGGCCCGCGAGGCTTCAAGTGGCCGACCCTCCAGGAGCTCTACACCTTCCTCTTCGGGAAGGGCTTCGAGGGCGCCCACGACGCTCTGGTGGACGTGGAGGCCTGCGCCCGGTGCTACTGGGAGATCCAGCGCCGGAAGAACGCGGATCCCCGCGGGGTCGCGGCGGTGCCGGCGTGAGCCGCCCGATAAAGTTCCGGGCATGGGACAAGGAGCGCAGGGAATATCTCTCTGGCGGCCACGTCCTGCTCTCCATTCCGCAGGGCCGGGGAGAGCGGGAAACCGGCGTCTTCCTGGACCTCTTTGATCGCCGGGGTGCCGGCTATCGGGACCGCTTCGACATCGAACAGTTCACCGGCCTCCACGACAAGAACGGGCGGGAGATATGGGAGGGCGACGTCCTGCAGTTGGACGACACCGTGAGCCCAATGTTTCGGCGGTTCGTCGAATTCGACCGAGGCTCTTTCGGCTACCGAGATAGAGTCGGCGATTGGGTTCTGCTGATGCACTGTTCACGGGACTTCCTTGTGATCGGAAACATCCACGAGCAAACGGAGCTTCTGAAATGAGGCCCATCCTCCCCTTCGCCCTCCTCCTCTGCTCCTGCGTCCAGCCCCACCGCGCCACCCGGGAGCTGGAGGCACAGGGGTTCACGGGCGTGACCATCACAGGCCGGGGCCACTGCGAAGAGAACGAGGACTTCGGCGCCGCCTTCGAGGCCCAGCGGGACGGGGAGCGGTTCGCCGGGAGCGTGTGCCATGAGCCGTTTGGAGCGGACGTGGTGAGATTCAGGAGGCGGCAGTGAAAGAGAGGCCGATACTCTTCAGCGGGGAGATGGTGCGGAAGATCATGACCTGCGCCAAGTGCGGGGCCGTCAGCGCCGCTTTTCCCTGCGCCTGCGGAAGCGTCGACTTCGTGAAGACGGTTACGCGGCGGGTGGTGAAGCCGCAGCCCGGGCCGTCCGCCTCTCTCTCCTGGGACGGGGGCAAAGATCACTGGTATGCCGACGGACTGATCGTTGACTGCAAGATGGGTCCGTGGCGTTGCCCCTTCGGCCGTCCCGGGGACAGGCTGTGGGTTCGCGAGGGCTACACCATCCGCCAGTGGGTGGAGGAGCTGGGGGTCGCCCGGCTTCTCGGCACATACGACGCCGATGGAAAGACCTTCGACATCCATCTGACGCGGGCCGAGTCCAAGCTGTTCCTCCGGTGGAAGCGCAAGACCGGGAGGAAGGGCTCCATCTATATGTTCCGGTCCCTCTCACGGATCAATCTCGATCAGGCGGGCGTCAGGGTGGAGAGGGTGAGGGAGATCGAGCATGAGGGTGCTATAGCTGAGGGCTGCAGCGGCGCCCACTGGAAGGTGAGTCAGAGCGAAGGAAAGACAATTTATCCGGTGGATGAGTTCCGCGTCCTCTGGGACTCCATCAACGACAAGAATGACATGTCGTGGAAAACGTCGTGGGAAGCTAACCCCTGGGTCTGGGTCATCGAGTTCAGGAGGGTCAAGTGACCCCGCCTCCGGATGGGAAGCTGGCAACGACCAGAGTTGTCAACCACATGCGGAGGGTATTCGTTGGCGAGATGGAACTGCCGATTGACCCCATGTGGGCGAAAGAGGCCACGGACGATATCAACGTCGCCGCCGACGCCTGGAGGGACAGGGCGGTGGAGGAGGAGAGGGAGGCCATAGCGAAGCACATTGAAGACCATTACTGGGATTCATGCGGTGAGGCGGGAGAAGCGCACGGGAAGGCCCTTGCCGCCGCCATCCGGGCCAGGAGTTCCAAATGACCGACCAGGGGCAGTGGGGATTTGCAGAAGTCAACGGGAGGATATTTCTTCCTGATGGAACGTCATTTAATCCACGGCTGTTGCGGTTGGATGTTATGTGTTCGGTCCTCAACTCCGCCTTCGCCGCCAGGACGGAGGAGTTGAGGAAGGAGATTGCCGCGGAAAAGGAGAAGGTTCGCCAGTGGGAGGAGTCGTTCAAGGCCCTGGGCGCTCAGGCTCGGGTCTGGGCGGAGGGTGCTGGGCAGGCCGTGGAGTTGAGAAACGCCCTGGACGACATGCAGGACAAGCTGAATGGCGAGAGGCATGAAGGAACGCGAAGCCCTCAAGGCGCGGGTCGATAAGCTGTCCGAATATCTCTGCCTCGAACATGACTGCTCCGCCTGCCCTGGATGTGTGGATGATCTGAGGAGGGCACAGGCGCGGGTCGCGGAGTTGGAGGAGAAACTGATGAAGGCACTGGAGGGGTCTCATGGCTGAGGAACTGGCGAAGGTGGAAGTTATGGATGGGTGGGCCAAGGTCTACCTCGGGGAAAAGCGGATATTTGATTCGGTCGCCATCACCGCGTCGGACCTGGTAGAGGGGTGGGGTGGGCATGAGGCCAGTCTACCATGAGGGCCCACCGCCGCCTCGAGCGGACCTGCCCCCCCCCATGCGGCCGGGCCTTCCAGGCCAGGGCAGCGGACGTCGCCCGCGGGCGCGGCGTCTACTGCTCCAGAGCCTGCGCGGCCCGGGCCGGCCGAGCCCGGCGGCCGGGTAGGGCGGCGCTGCCGTGATCCGCCATCTGCTCGAGTTCTGGGGGTGGTGCTACCTGCTCGGCTTTTATTTCAGCATGGGGTGGTGCTTCGGAATCGCGGAAGAGGAAATCCAGAGCGGGGCGGTGCCCCCTCATGTTGCCGTTGTCGGCGCCGTTCTTGTGTCCGCGATGTGGCCGGTCAAGCTGCTGTGGGACACGTTCAGACCGGCCAGGCCTCCAGAAGACGAGTAAGCCAGGCAGGACGGGCCGGTTTTGTGAGCCTCGCACCCATTCCAGCAGGCGAGCCAACGTCAATCGAACCGGATAGAGAACCCAACGCCCAAGCAGAGAATGCCGGCAACCAGGCCGATGGTGGTGGCGCCGGCGTAGAGCCCAGCCTTGTGATGGAACCTCTGGTCTGACGTGTTTCCGTTGGCCAGCTGAGCGTGATATTTGTGATGCATGATGCTGGCTTGCCGGGCCGCCAGACCGGCGCCGATGAGGGACATCACGCCGATGGCGATCAGACTCCCGCCAGTCTCCTGCTGGGGGTTCTCGAAGTAAGGCTTATACTCGGCGTGCGCCGAAGCGAAGGGAATCAGGGCGGCAAGGGTGATCACGAGCATCTTCTTCATCGCGGCCTCCATGGTGCCGTATTTGACGATCTTTCAGAATGCCATGCAACGGATCGGCCGTCAATGGGCCTTCAGAACGGGTAGTTGGACCCCACCCACAGCGTCCGCAGTTCGCACACCTCTGGGCGCGCCTCCGCCCACTCCTGCAGGTCCCACGGCGCCGTGTTGAACGGCTCCTGGTCCGACACCTTCAGCCCCGCCGCGGCGAAGGCCTCAACCACGTTCTCCGAGCAGAAGTCCTTTTTGGACGGCCGGACGGCCTTCACCAGGAACCGGAGGTAGTCGGTGACGGCGTAGTCGGGCAGCATGAACCCGACCTTCGGCGACGACGTGTCACGGTAGGCGGCGCCAACCACATCCCGACGCGCCATCGCCGACAGGGCCTTGTAGATGACGACGTCGACCCGTCGCGTGGACCGGAGCTGACGCTCCACGAGCTCGATCGTCTTGAACTTGCCGACGTTCAGGAAGCGGCCCTCCTCCAGGTAGAGGGCTGCGTGGAAGGCCGGCGGCCAGTAGCGGTGACCGAAGAGGCGCATGCCGGCGCGCTCGGTCACCTTGTTGCCGTTGTAGAAGAGCAGGGCGGACGCCGGCGGGATATCGGCCAAGGAGATCCACGGGTAGGCGGCCTGGCGTTTCCCCTCCACGTTCTTCGGGTCCTTGGTGAGCAGAGCCGCGCGCTGGAAGAAGTTCATCGTCTGCCTCCTTGGGCTACTGAGCGCCCGATGGTGCTCCACCAGGTCACCCGGTTCATGAAGTGCTCCATGGGGAAGAAGGGCCCCGGGTCCCAGTGGTCACTCATCTTGAAAGCCCGGGACACCGCGGCGTGGGTGGTGATCCCCCGCCGGCAGGCCTTCAGGCCGTCCTCATCCACCTGGGCCACCGGGATCCCCCAGCGGCCGCAGATCCCAGCCGCGAGCCAGGCCGCCAGTTCCAACGCCTTGACCGAGAAGTCGTCGGCCCACTCCTCCGTCGTCTGCCTGGCCCGGCCGCAGATCTCGATCCCGATGGCGCGGCTGTTGGCGCCCGGGGCGTGCCAGGCGCGGTCGGTTTCGAGCACGCTCTGGGTGACGGAGTCGGCGTCCACGGCGTAGTGCCAGCTCGCCCTCCTGGCGTCCGGGGCCGCGCACCGCCGCATCAGGGCCTCCGCCCCATCCATTTCCTCCCCAACCTCGGCCGAGTGGATCACGACGAGGTCTATCGGCCGGGGCGCCGCGGGCCGGGTGAACCAGGTCGCCTGGAGGAACGGTATCCGCGCCGGCGGGGTGGCGGCGGGGAGGTCCTCCGCGGGATCAGGCATTCGGGCCGCCCGGAGTTCCGGCCTGGTCGTCTTCGTCCAGCCCTTCCCGAAGACCAACCAGGAAGACGCCCGAGGAGTTCTCCAGGAAGTCCTCGATCTTCTCCCAGAAGGCCCGGCCCAGCTTGTGGACGCCGATCGAGCTCGCGGCGCGACCGATGGCGAGTCCGGCGGCGCGCAGCTTGTCGTTGGGCAACAGGCGCGCGACCACGAACAGAAGGAAGGTGGCGCCGGCGCCGCTGAGGACGATGTTGGAGATGACGTCTTTCATTGCGATCCCCTCCTGTGAAACAGGTTCAACAAGAATTCGGTCACGGCGATGGCTGCAGTGGTCAGGCCAACCACGGCGCTCGCCCACCGCCGGTGGGAATCCTCGTGGTCTCTTTGCTTCTGGCCAATGGCGCCGACGTCCTTTTTGAGGCCGACGATCTCAATTGAGTGCTCGCCGTGGGTCTGGTGATCCCGCTCGAGGTTCCTTTCGATGGTCTCAGTCAGCCTGTCGACGCTCTTGGTGAGGTCCTGGACGGACTGATGGGTGGCGGCCTGACCTTTCTGGAGTTCGCTGATCGCCTTCCACATACTTTCGCGGTCGTCTGCCATCATCGCCTCCCTCGAGATTCAAATCAGACCCGCGGGGCTCCCGCACCCGGCGAGGACGTCGGGGGTGGTGCCTTTTCCTTGGCTCCGGCCATCTCCGGCAATGTCTTAAGCCATCCATAGGCAGACGCCTCGATGTTCGAAGGCACCTGTTGGAGCATCGCCGCCAGGTCGTAGAAGACGAAGGAGAACGTATCGAGTGGCGCCCGGCCAGCCGCAAAGGACTGATCGGAGGCGAAAATTCGTCCGTAGACCTGCGCCTTGTTTTCCTGGAAATTCACGTTGACCAGGTCTATGACGTGGAAGGCCGGGACAATCCTGCCGTCGTATTTGCTCTCGATGTTCTTTTCCAGACCCATTCGTGCCCCCTATATCCCGGCGTAGATGATGAAGACAATCCCAAGGCTCTGTGGCTCAGTTGTATGTCCAGTCCTTGGCGTTCCGTTGGTTCCGTCGGTGATTGGATCGCCAATACCTCCTGTAAAATTCGTTTGGTTGGTTGCATCAATCGTAGAATACCGTCCGTCAGAAAATGAGACTGATGGGCTCCAATTGACACTATTATTGTGATAGGCGGAATGCCTATGTCCCTGCATCTTGTCCTGGCTATAGGTTCCCAGCGTTGCCGCGTAAGCATTCCCGCTCGCGTCCACGCCTGCGGCCCTGTTCGTTGTCCCCTGGCCTTTGGGAAAGACGCCACGGAAGTCCGGGAGATTGAAAGTCGTTGAGCCGTTTCCCGTTCCAAACGTCGTACCAATGACAGCAAACAGTCTGGAATACGTCGTACGGGACACCGCTGAACCGTCGCAATTCAGCCAGCCAGAAGGGGCGGTCGTGTTCACATACATCACGACGGTTCCAACCGGATTTCCGGCGTAGAGGAGTCCGTTTATGGTGATCGTGTCTACATAAAGATTTGCCCATTCCCTTCCAGATGCCCCGAGATCAAAGATTGAGTCGCTCTCCGGCAGGACGTCGTGGAGGCGTCCTGATCCGTCGTTGTCGTGCCGGTGAGTCTCCATGAGATGGAATATCTTCTCGAGGTTACCGGCGGACGCCGGATCCTCGTTCTGAAACGGCGGCATCGCAGCCCGCGCGCCGGCGGCCGCCATGAACATCAGGATAGCGGCTGCCAGCCAGAGGATGGCCGGCGCCGGGGGAGGTGGGGGAACCCCCGGCGCCGGTTGGTCCAGGGGAAGCCCAGCGCGCCGGGCCTCCGTCCCCTGGGAAGCGCTCATCATCGGAGGATCACCGCTCTAGAACCCGGCCGGCGAGGCGGTGCCGATCTGGACCCTTGCCGGGCGGGACCGCCCGAGCCCACAACGTTCTTGGCGATGTCGGCCAGCTGGCTCGGGATCGGAATGCCGGCGATCGTGGCCAAGCTCTGGGCGAGATCGATCTTGCCCCGGTCCCGCGCCGCCGGGGTATCCCCCTTCGCAACCTGTGCGCCGCCCTTGATGGCTCGCGCGACGAGGTCGACAGACGGTGCGAACTCCCTCCCATAGAAAGCGGACATGATGTTCGACACGAAGGGCACGTTCGAAAGAAGGTTCTTTCCGACCTCATTCCAGTAGTCCCTGTTGTCGTCATGGCCGCCGCTGAGGGCGTCCTTGACGACGCCGCGGATGCCGGTGGCGGCCATGACAGCCATGAGCGACCACAGGGCCGTGTTGACACCCTGAGCGATGTTCCCCTTCCCGATCCCAGTCCGAATGCCTTCGTGCGTGAGCAGGCTCCAATCGTTGAGGACGAAACTCTGGAACTGGAGGATGGCGCGGTCCAGGGAACGGTTCCCGGTGAGTCGGCCGCGCGTGAGCGCTTGCGGCGCGTCCTTGAAGGAGCTCGAGGACTGAGTCCGCCGCACCACCCGTTGCGCGTACTCAATGGCCTGCTGGTTCGGGTTCTCAAGGTCCATGGGGATTCCGCGGTCCGCCAGGAACTTCCGGTAGGCGCCGGCGGCCACGCTCCTGGCGGCGAGGATGTCCAGCTTCTGCAGCGGCATCAGCATGAGCTGGCCGGCCTTGTCTTTGATGCCCTGGCCGTTGAAGTCCAGGAAGGCGATGTCGTCGCCGGCGCGCTCACGCAGCTCCGGGAAGTTATCGATAATGAACTGCCGCCACGGCCGGCTCACCGCGATGTCGGTCATTCCCTGGAACACCCGTGGCCCGATGAGGGCTCCTCCCTGCAGGATCGTTGTCGGCTGCACCAGCGCCGAACTCACGCGCAGCCCCAGGGCGGCGAGGCCGGCATTCCGCCGCAGGGCGTCCAGGACACGGATCTGCTGATCGCCGAAGCCTCCACCCTTCCTGGCAATGGTGTCGATCCACTCCCGCGCCATCCGCTGGCCGACGTTGCCAACGGCCTGACCGTATTCGGCGGAGCCGGCCAGTTCACCCAGATACTTGGCGGTGGGTCCGACGTTGATGAGGTAGGAGGCGTCGTCCACGTGCTTGAGGTAGACGTCGAGAGCGTTCAGGTTCACCTTCTGCTTGCCGGCGCCTTTTCGTTCCTTGGTGAACCCCTGCTCGGCGCTCTTCCGCAGGCCCGTCATTTCCGTCAGCATCCGGTCCCGGAGGTCCTGCTCCGACATCTGGTCCCAGTCTGTCACGAAGGGGAAATAGTGCTGCACCTGACCGAGCTCGGCGTTATAGACCTTCCGCATGGTCTCCGCGATCCTGGGCCGGAGGCGGTCCAGGTTCTGGCGCATGTAGTTGTAGAACCCGGCCTCGGCCGGCGTGAGCTTGATGGCGCCGATGTCCTCGTCCGAGAGTCCGAGGTTATAGAGCTTCTGGCGGCCACCTTCCTGGTTGTCGATAGCGAAGACGCCGATCCGCTCCATGCTCTTCTCGTTGAGGCCGAGCTTCTGCGACCGGGCCCGCGCCTCCTCCCGCAGATTCATGGCTTCGTCGGCGTAGGTGCCAAAGGCGTTGTCGACCCTGGCCTTGAAGATGCGGTAGTTGGGCCCGGCGTAGTTTGCGCTGCCGTCCATGACGTCGAAGACGACGTCCATGGGCGTGATGGCGTAGTGGGCGTTCTGGGCGGCGTTGTAGGCCCAGCGGAGGCCATTGCGGATGCGGTCCGAGATGGCCAGCTCCTGGCCCGGAAGCGCCCGGATCTGCTCCCTGGATTCGATGGGCGTGCTGCCGGCCATGATGTCGCCGATGTCGGACTCTTTCTGGGCGGAGTCGATGGCCTGCATGGCCTCGAGCTTGGTCTTTCCCAGGTCAGCCAGGCGTTTGATCTGATCGAGGACGTCCTCGATCCTGGCCACCGGCATGTCGGCCAGCGGCCGGGCGGTGAGCGCCCTGATCTTGTCGACTACGTACTGGGGAACCTCTACCTGCTGGCCGGCTGCGCGGGCGTTGTTGATGGCGCGCTGGGTCTCTGCCAGGCGCGCCATGGTCTCGGCCCTGGGTTTGGCGAGGAGGACGTCCTGCATGAGCCCCTTCACCCGGCCCACGTAATCGACGGCGATGGACTTGGACGCGATCACGCGCTCGAAGTTGCGCTTGATGCGGCCGATCAGTGTGCGCTTCTGCACCTGTTCAACGGCCTGGTCCACCCTCACCAGGGCCTTCGCAAGATCCTTTGGTGTGCGAGCGCTGGCGATGGCCTGGGCGAACTTGCCCCTAGCCTCTGGCGGCAGCACCTCTTTGACCTTGTCGGCCAGGCTCTTCTTGATGCGGTCCCGCTCAGCGCCCAGCCACCGCTCAGACATCTTGGCGTCGGCCTGGCCGGCCGTATATGCGGCCGCGGCGGCGCGAGCCTCCCGCTGGAGCGAGATCCGGAGAGCCTGGGCCTCGGTGTAGGTCCGTGGCATCCCCGCCCGGGACGGGAGGCGAGCCTTTTCCGTGTCCTGCTGGGCCAGATGCTCCGCCCTCTTCGCCTCAGCCATTGACCTGGCCGCCACCTCTTCCTGCCGGGCTACGCCCACCACGGGGTTGAACATCTCCGATAGCGGCGGCTCCGGGGCCTGGGTTCCGCCAGCGGCAGTCTCACCATTTCCCGGTGCCCGTCTCTCTATAGGCGCCCCCGTGTCAGGCCGGAACGATTTCGCCAGGAACGACTTCACCTCCAGCTCCTCCGAGGCCTTGGTCCAGTCCTCGTAGCTGGGGATCTCCGGCACTGGGATCCCGCGGGCCTGCAGTGTCTTGGCCGACACGGTGTCGCCGCTGGGAAGGTTGAAGAGAGGGATGGGAGGGATGACGCCGTCGCTGGAACCGGGGTTGTAGCCGATGAACTGCGGAGCAGCCGGTGCCGCGGGGCGGCTGGCGGAGGCCGGCGGCGCCGCCTTTTCGGCCTCGATGCCACCCAAGGACCGCCGGCCCTCGACGTATTTGTCCAGAAGGCTGGTGATGTAGGGGTCCGTGACGGCCGGCATCTTGAGGCTCTGGTTGACGATGGCCTGGCCGGCGCCCATCAGAAGCGGAAGGTCGTTGCCGAGCCGGGTCATATCGAGATTGCCGTAGGTCTTCTTGAAGGCCTCGATGGCGGCGGCGCGCGCCTCCGCGGTCCGGGCTGTTCGGATGGCGTTCATGGCGGTGTGGATCTCCGCGCCCAGGCGCACGGCGGTCTGGGGGGTCATGTCGGCCCCGATCCGTTTGGCGTAGTCCCGGACCACCGCGTCTGCGTCGGAAAAGAACTTGACGAAGTTGGGATGGGCCCTTATACTTTCCGTGTATGGAACCGACGGCTCAAGCATCGGCTTCTGGCCCTGGAAAGTTGGGTGAACAGGCATCTCGCCTGCAGGAGTATCTGTTCTACCCTCCGGCGACACCGGAATCTCTGGCCGGGAAAGAGCTGTGGGATTCTCCCTGGTTTGAGCGCTGGTCCCGGCTTCGGGAGCAGCTGACGGCGGAAGGCCTGGTTGACCAGCAGGGCCTTGTGCCGGCGCCGGTGCTCCAGAAGTATTCGCCTCTGTTCCAGCGGCCGGCGTAGCCTCGGCCGCACCCCCACCCTCTCCAGCCACACGATCCGACGCCTCCGCCCCGGCAAGCGCCGGCAGGCTCTCATGGATCGCCCCTGCCCCGAGGCCCACGATGCCGCCGATTCCGGCCGCATCCAGCGCCTTGCGCCAGTCCACTGGCCTACCAGCCGTGAAGTCCTCGATCACCGATTGGCCGGCCTCCTGCAGGCCCTCCATGGAAGCCGACCGGATCTCTCCCATGACGTGACCCACCTGCTTGGCATCAAAAATGCCGCTGAGCTTGTTGGTCACGGTCAGAAGCAGCAGGTTCCCCCAGAAACTCGCATCGGCCCGCTGGGCCGCCTCTTCCCGCGGCACCCCGGCCGCCAGCTGGTCCATGAACTGCCCGCCAGACTCCGAGGCCGCCTCCAGGAGAGTGGACGCACCGGCGCCCACGGCCGGCGCCAGGCGGAGGGCCAGGGGGCCCAGGGTCGCCGCGGCTCCGGCGCCGCGGGCGATGCCCATGCCGGGGATCAGGAAGACGGCGGAAGAAGTAGCGCCCTGAACCACCTTGTCCACGAAGTTCTGTTCGTCCGGAGCCAGGTCCTGGGACAGCTGCCCCAGCTTCTTGGCGAAGGCCTCCACCGGCCTCGCCAGTCGCCCGCCCACACCCGCGCGCTCGGCCAGGAGCGGAACGGCGCCGGCCATCCCCGCGGCGGTCCCCAGCAGGCCGGCGCCGACGTCCCCAGCTACCCGCTGGGCCCTGGGGTCATTCAGGATCGCACGCGGGGCGAAGGGCTCAGCCGCGCCGCGGACCACGTCTTGGGTGGATGCGGGCGCCCGGGGAAGGGGCGGCAAGGCGCGGCGTGTCAGGTCAGCGGCCGCGGCGGCGGCGCGTTCAAAGAACCCAGGGCCCCCGGCCGAGTCAGGGGCCCCAGGAATGGGTGCGAGGCTGCCGGAACCGGCCTGCGGCGGGGCTGGTGGTGTGGGCGGAGGGGTTGGGGCACCCACGGCGGCGCGGCGGGCCGCTAAGCGGTCGAAGACGTCGCCGCCGGATGCAGCGGGCGGCGTGGGGCCAGCGGGCTGTTGGCGGGCGGCCGAGACCCTGTCGAAGATGTCCCCTTCCGGCGCGCCTGGCGCCGGGGCCGATGGTGCGCCGCCGGGCCCGGAGGCCGGCGGCGCGGCGGCCGGCCGCTGCCGGCGGCGCTTCTCCTCGATGAGGTCGAAGACGTCCGGCATCAGAGCTTATACCCCATGGCCCGGGCCGCGGCCCTGGCGCGCTCCTTGTCACCACCGACAGCCTCCAGCAGCTGCAGGGCCTGCTCCTCGCTAAGTTGGGCACCGGCCGCCGGAGCCGGTCCAGTGGCCGCTGGAGCGGAAGGGGCCGAAACATCACCTCCGATCTTCAGGGTATCGGCTGTCACCCTCCCCGATTCCCCGCCAGGAATGGTCCTTTCCAACCAGCCGATGAACCCGGGCTTGTTGACCTGCTCCTGGACCGTCCGCCACGGCAGGCCGAAGTGCTGCGCCGCCAGGATCGCGGCGTCCTGAATCTCGGGAGTGATCGGAAGGGGATTGCCGGTCTTGCGGTCTATCGCCGAGGCGGCGTGGTAGAACTGGGCCAGGGCAAGGCGGTGGGCCTCGTCTTCGGGGGTTCTCGGAGGCTGCCGCGGCGCCGGCTCGCGGGAAAGGACAACGGTATGGTCTTCGCTTCCCTTCCAAGGCATGGTTCTGATGAGCTTCCCGTTGGGATCGAAGACGTAGAGTTGGGAAGCCTGGCTCTTGGTCACCGTTGGATCGTAGGTCAGGACCTCGTTGCCCGCCGGGATGTCGCTGATCGTCCGGTAGTCTCCGGTCTCCTTGTTGAGGAGGGTGTAGCCCTTGGCGAGGCGGATGGGGGCCTTCTCCGGGCGGACCTCTGTTGTCGGGAATGTCGTGATCGGAACGCCCTCGTCCGTCGTTCCTTCAACCTTGGGAGTGATATCCGTCCGGGCCTCACGGCCAGTTCTCACGGCCGCAGGAACGATCCCGGTGCGCATGTAATCTTTGACGGCGCTGTTGTAGGTGGCTTCGTCCTGGAGGAGCTGGGGATTCTTCTGAACGATGTCGTTCCATTCCTGCCGGCGTTTTTCCTTCTTCCCGCCAAGGCTGTAGTCGATCAAGAGTTGGGGTGGCATTCCCGGCGCCCTCCTGCTAGGATTGACGTGTTACGCACTCGTCAGAAGACATGGCTACGAATATCCCTGTCGCCGCTGAACGAACACAGAGAGGCCAACGATGAAACCAGCGCTTGCTGCACTCCTCCTGCTCGTCGGATGCTCCGCGAGCTACCTCGGCTTGACCAAAGCGCAACTCGTCGACCGGCATGGCGTTCCCAACCGCACAGTGAAGCTGGACGACGGCGGCGAGGCCTGGGAGTACGAACCCAAGATCACCTATCTTTTCCGCAACGGTGTGGTGGTCGAGCGGAAAAGACACTGGTCGTTCGGCGTGTCCGTTAATGACCACGGGGATCGCTGAGATCATGTCCCCAGCCTGATCTGGATGTTGTCCGCGATGTTGCGCAGGATCCCAGGGTTTCTCTGCGTCGCCTGCGCCTGTTGTCCCGCCCCCGTCGTCAGATTCCCCGCCAGCCCCAGCCGCCGCTGCATCTCTCTATCCGCATTCCCCGTCAGTCCCTGCGCATACTGCGACAGTAAGTTCCCCGCCTCCTGCTCTCCCATCTGGTAGCGCTGGCCGTAGGCGTCCCGCGCCGCCTGATCCCGCGCGCTCAGACGGTCGAGGTTCGCCATGTACATCTTGGTGTAGGCGTCCGACGCCGCGCGGCCGCCGGATGAGGCGATCTGGGCGAGAGCGTTGCCGGCGATGTCAGAAGAGCTGCCGTCTCCGGTCAGCCCCTTCAAGTACTGTTCCATGATCCCCTGACCGAAACGCTGCCTGGTGTCACGCTCGATGTCGTTGAGGGTGTTATTGAGCCCCGTCTGGTCGACCTCACTGCGGACCTGGTCCACCGAAGACGGTGCCTGGATGGAATTGATGTAGTCGCTGAAGGTGCCGCCGCCGGCGAGGCCGCCGGCCCGGTCCGTGGCCTCCCGGAGGAAGTCGTAGTTCACCGCGGGCGCGGCATCGCGCAGGAAGTCGAGGTTCGGCGGCTTGTAGGTTGTGCTGCTTCCGCCGCCGAAGAGCGCCCGGCCGGCGTTGCTCAAGAAATTCGCCATTTTTCCCCCTATTCCGGCACTACGTCCGGCGTAAAGTCCAAGGTCGCGCCGAGGATCCGCCAGAACGTCGTGCCGGAGACCGCAAACTTGACGCTGATGTTCCGCCCCGACTGGGCCTGCGAGAACGGGAACGATAGACGGAAGTTCTGGATGCCCGCGTCCTCGTTCATGACCTGGCTGGCGAGGCTGTAGTCGGTGGAAGTGTCGCCGTTGAGCTGGAAGGTCGAGGCGAGCGTCTGGGCGCTCAGCTCCGTGGTGACCTCCAGGTCGTCGTAGGCGTTGGAGAGGTTCGGCCCGGACGGCGAGTATGTGGCCGTCCTGAAATACGCCGAGATCGCTGATCCCGCGTCGGCGTAGGCGGTCTCATATTGGAAGACGCCGCTTGAATTCCCGAAGAAGAGGTTGCCGTTGTAGAGCACCAACGACGCCGCGCTGATCCCGCTATACCTCTGCCATTGGCGGTTGCGGTCGAAGACGATCACGCGGTTGTTGCTGGTCGAATTCTGAGATACTCCAAGCCAGTAGCGCTGTCGGAACCAGGTCGACGGGGTCTTCGTCGTGTTGCCCTCCGACCAGGACAAGGTCAGGCTGTGGTTGGTGGGGTTCTGAGTCGACACGGCGATCGTCTCCGTTTCCCCCACGCGGACGTAGGCCGACGTCGAGAGCGTGATGAAGGATCCAGATGTGATGGTCTGGCTCGAGACGAATTGGGCCGTGGGGACACCGTTGGTGATGGTCATGACGGTATCGGTATCGGTGTAGACCGCGTACGCCACAGTCCCGCCGTCGGCAGTCGTGTCGGCGCCAAAGGTGCCCCATGAGGTGGGGGACCCCGTGGCGATCGAGGAAGAGATGAAGGCGCCGTAGTTGGCCCGGGCGGCCAGGGTGACGTCGTCCAGGAACGGCAGCGCCGTGCCGTTGGTGCTGTTTCCCGTGGAAATAGTGACCACCCATCGAATGTAGCGGCGGAAGTCGGACGCCGGCGCGCTGCCCGTGGACCACGCCACCGCCGTCTGCCAGGTCGACCCGTTGGACGACGACTGGGTCTGCATGGTGATGGAGTGCCCATTCGTGGTCCAGCTCGCGCCGGACGATAGCCAGGCCGCGCTCGTGAGGGATGTGTCGAAGGCCTGGGACGAAAGCGTTCCCGAATAGATCGAGGAGCGGCCGCCGCCGAAGTTGTCGTAGGCGACGATGGCGTTGCTGCCCTGGGAGTAGGCGTAGAACGTCATCGTGCCGCCGGAGCACAGGAACGTTGCGGTCTTCACGCCGGAGCCGTTTTGACGGTAGGAATTGATCTTGATGTAGCGCCCTACGTAGGCGGAGAGGTCCACCGTGATCGGATTCCAGGCGCAGGTCGTCAGCGACGTGAAGTTGTATGGTGTCGCGAGGATGTTGCCCGCGGCATCTTGAATCTCCACTAAGATGGAATCGCTTCCGATCGGCGCAAGGCCGGTGGCACCCACGAAAAACGAACCGCTTTGTGGACTGATGGTCCCGCAGGCTGTCCCCGTCAGGCTCGCCACTCGTGAGAGAGACGTCAGCGTCCACTCCGAGCCAACGGCGCTCTCGAAGCTGCCGTTGTCGACGGCGGTGTTGCTGGTCGAAAGATAGACCCGGTTGTCGACGACCGTGACGTTGGACGAAGACGTGAAGGCGTTGAAGTCCGCCGTGGCGGTGTCGGTGCGGGTCCAGGTGGTGAGCATGATGTCGCCGCTGACGATGGCCGAGGACTTCTGATATAAGGTGCCGTTGTTGTAGTCGGACTGGGTGGTGAGGGTGAAGGAGCGGGAATTCGCGTCACCCTGGCCGATCTGGGACAGATACCCCTTGATGTTCTTGCCGATGTTCTCCAGGTGAGAGCCATTCCACTCGTAGATGGTCCGGGCCGGGCCCAGCCACCGCAGGAGACCGTCGCAGTCGCGGATGCTATCGGGATAGGCGGTGCCTACGTTGTCAGAGTAGGTCCGGACCGTGAAGTCGGCGCGGCTGTTGCCATCGATGACGCCGAAACTCATGGATTTCATCCAAACGATGGCGTCACGGTGGCTTGAGTATAGGGCCGTCAGTGGTTCGTCTACGGCGCCTCCAATGACGAACTGAGCTGGATCCGTCACGGCCGGGTCCACGACCAGGTCCCAGCTCGTGCCGTCCCCGAACTTCGAGGCGAAGACCGTGCGCGGGAACGAACTATGCCCGGCGGCCCACAGGCGGTTCTTGTGGGCCACCAGCTGGGTGATCTTGAGGGAGGCCGATGCCACCACCACGGAGCTCGTGTCCCAGTATTTGAGGCCGTCGGTGGTGCTGGCGAAGAAGAACTTGTCGCCCAGGACCGCGGCGGTGACGTTGATGTTGGCGGCGACGGTTGAGACCGTGATGCCGAAGCTGCAGCTCCCGGTGTCGGCCTTGAGCACGCCACCGCTCTGGATGATCTGATAGCGGGTGCCGTTGGAATGGGGGAAGACCCAGGCGGCGGTGGCGGAAGAGGCGTTGCAGAGGGTGAAGCCATACCGCGGCGAGAGGCCCGGGCCCTCGTCAGTGACGACGTTCTCCGCGTCCGGCGTCTGTCCATCCGTGAGCGTGGCGGGGCTGTAGTCGGTATTGAGACCGGAGAATTGGTTGATGATGACGGTCTCGGACGTCGCCGGCGCCGCGCCCAGAAGGGCGATGCCCAGGACAGTCCAGATCGGCCCAAGGCGTGCCAGTTTCATGAGCCTCGCACCCATCAGAGCGACCCCTGGCCGGTCACCGCGGCGCCGCCTGCACAGACGGGGTGTAGTTCGGGGCGGCGCCAAACCGGGCCGACATGGTTTGGACGTAGCGCTCGTACTCCTTCAGGTAGAACTGGGACTCATCGAACTTGCCCTGAATGGCCTTGATCTTCGCCGTCACTTGGGCCACGATGACGTAGTGGTATGGCTTCAGGTGATTGAAGCCGTCGAAGGGCACGTCGGAGTCCGACGCCATGTCCGAGGGGAAGTAGGCATACCAGACCTTCACCGTCCCGGTGGACGATGTCACCGGTACCGGCACGTAGGCGATCTCCAGGGCGTCGTTCGAATTCCCGGGGTAGCGGGTGAAGTAGTGGTCCGGCGTGCCGGAACTGGCCGCCTCGAAGTTGGCCTCGTCCTGGTAGACCTTCCGGAAAGAGAATTCATCGAGCCGCGTCGTTAGGCCAGAAGTGTCCGTGAAAGTCACGAGCTTTGCGGCGATGAAGTTGGACGGCAGCGCGTAGTAGGTCGTCCCCACCGTGAGGGCATAGGACGTCGACGTTTCCACGCACCAGGTGAGGTTCACCACCTCCCGCTGCGCCTCATTGATCCAGTCGTCGAGGATGGCGTCCGAGTAGCGGTTTCCGGACGTGGCGGTGTCGCGGACGTTCCTCCGGATCTGGGTCTCCAGGTCCGCGAGTGTGAGCGCCCGCGCGCCGGCCGGCAGCAACGCCGCCAATCCCAGGGCAAGAAGAAGCGCTCTGCGAAGCCTTTGCATGGCCAGCCTCCTCGTCAGGACGGTCCGTTTCGCCGCGACAGCTCCTGGAAGTGCAGGTTCTCGGCCGCGGTGTGGAGCGAGAGGACCCACAGGCAGACGTCGCCGCCGAGCTGGTAGGTTCGGTCGGGCTCTCCCTTGACGAGCTCGATCGGCCGGACAGTCGTGGCGATGCTGGTCGACGTGCAGTTGCCGACGTGGGCGACCATGTTGGCGTTGTTTGATGCGGGAACGTCCAGGACGACCTCGGTGCGACTGTTCAGGGTGCGGCTGCTGGGCACCTTGGTCCAGGCCGAGGTCGAGATGGACACGGTCGTGGGGGTGCCGTAGCGGGAGATCGAAGTCACGATGACCTGGGCAGGCTCCGCCGCGGCCGGCCGGGCCACCGAGATGGCCGCCATGACCAGGACCCCCCACAGGGGGGGAATGTGTATTTTCATTCTCATGGACGATCTCCTAGTGCGGGCAGGCGCCGGTGCCGGTGGAGACCGTGATGGAGGTCTGCACCGTCCCGGACGCCACGCACACCACCCCGTTCGTCGTGTCCTGGAACCTGGTGCCGATCGGGATGGGGTATGCCGTGTAATAGGCGGCCACATCCGACGCGGTCCGCGGCGCCGTGCTGGTGATCGCGCCAGTGAAGATCGGCATGATCGTCGTCTGGGCGGTCCCGGTGGACACGGAGAACACGTTCAGCGTCGTATCCAGGAACGGCGTCCCGGCCGGGATCGTGTACGCGGAGTAGAGCGCCGCCACGGCCGCCGCCGTTCTCGGCGCCGAACTCGTGACCACGCTCGCTCCCGCGGACGATGTGATGGGGCCGGAGAAGTTGCCCAGGACCCCATAGACGTTGGAGAACCGGAGCGAACTCGTTCCCAACGCGTTGGTGTTGTCCGTGCCCGGCACCAGGTTGGCCGCTCCGATGGAGTTTCCGGAGGTGATCTTGAACTGGTACGTGTTGTTGCGACTGCCCTTCCCGAACCAGCCCGTGATGAGCCCGATCTCCTGTGCGGCATGGACGATGGCGGGGGCCAACAGGTTCCCCACAACGCCCAGGCCGAGACCCAGGGTCAGGACGGCCAGTATGAGGCCGAGCTTCTTGAAGTGCCGCATGGCGCCCTACTCCTGCGCCGGCTGCCCGCCGGCGGCCTTGGCCTTGTCGGCCTGCGCCTTCGCTTCCTTGGCGGCCCTGGCCTTCCGCTGCATCTTGGTCTCCGGCTGCCCGCCGGCGGCCTTGGGGCCGTCGTACAGCAACACCACCAGGACCTGGCTGTAGCTGTTGGGCTTGACGTCGCCGGAGATCCCGATGTTCCGGACCTCCGCCTTGGGGTTGGCGTCCAGGAAGCCCTGGACAGCCTGGTCCACCCGGACCGAGATGCTCTTGTTCTCCCCGCGGGCGGCGGGGGACGATTCCACGAGAAGCGTTTTGACGTTCATGCCACGATCCTCCTGTCTTCCCGAAGGTCAACGATCTTGCCGGCGTTCGGGTCGTCCGGCTCGCGTTCGCGGCGGAGGTTCTTGAGCCTGTCTTCCAACTGCCTCCGCCTCTGGTTCCTCGCCTGGTCCACCAGGGTGTCGACCACCTTGTGGTAGTCCTTGGAGTCCGCGCGTTTGAGGTGGAAGTGCTGCGCCGGGACGACGTCCTTACGCAGCTCCTCCTCGATCTCTCGGATCTCCTTGTCGCGGGCCCGCCTGTAGGCGGCCGTCTCGTCATGGGGCGATCCGGCGTCCAGGATCGCCTGGAGCCGCTTGCGCTTCTGCGCCGTCACGACGGGGTCGTGGTTGCTGTCCCGCGGGTTCTGGTACCAGACGTCACCGACCCCAACGTCCGACGCCCCCACGCCGAGAGGGCCTTCGCCCAGCTCGGCGCGGAGTTGGTCGCGCTCCGTGGTGGTGAGGATCCTGCGCCTCGGCGGTCGCATGATCAGCTCACCGCGTGCCCGTACGTCCAGAACGGGTCGGCGCAACCGATGCCGTAGAAGCTGTAGACGACCCAGCGGGACACGAGCGAGGACAGCTCCTTGTCCTTCAGGGTCAGCTTCTTCTCGACGTTGAACCAGTACATCGCCTCCTTCATCCGGGCCTTGTTCAGCATCCCCCAGTTGTTGGTGTCGGCGATGACCCGGGACTCGATGACGTCGAACTGACCGTAGTAGTAGTTCGTGTTGTTGGTCACGGCGTCGGGCTTGCCCTTGGAGCCGACGATCTCGTTGGCGTAGGCGCACATGTCCGACGGCACCCAGATCGCGTCCGGCTTCCGATCGAAGAGGGGCTGGTCGTTGGGGCTGTTGAACTTCTTCATCAGAACCACTGTCGCGTCCACCGAGGAGTAGGCGAGCTCGGACGTCCCGAGGTTGCCCTGGTTGGAGCCGCCGACGTTGGAGGTGTGCGCGGTGTGGTACAGAGCCAGGGTGTCGCCAACCGTGAAGGTGGAGAAGCCCAGGTTCGCCCAGGCGTAGGTGGATGTGATCCACCGCAGCGGGAGCGCTCGGGAGAGGGCCTTCAGGCTGGACTCCACCACCGCCACCTGCTGCGTCTTGATGAGGCGGTACTGGATGGAGGTTCCCTTCACGTACTCCACCATGGAGATGTTCTTCCGGTAATTCTGCTTCGCGCCTTCGAAGGCGATCTGCCCGGTGAAAGGCTCCGCCGCGCCGAGGTCTCCCGTAGTCAGGATCGACTCGGTTTCCCGGTCGGTGTCCTTGACGGTGAAATACTTGCCAACCTCTTCCGGCACGTCGCCGGTCCAGGTGTCGATCTTCTTGCGGACCGAGGCGTCGATCGCGTCGGCCCAGTTCGCTTGTGTGGCTGGGGTTGCGGGCATGTCATCTCCTCCTTAGTCGATCGTGTAGCCGCCGGCGTTCCGGACCATGAGGTCGCAGAAGAACTTCGTGGCGCGGCCGGTGGCGTTGAGGCCGTCCAGGTTGTCGTGGACGGTGGGGTCGAGGATCTCGAGTCCGCGGACGGTGTTCTGGATCCAGTTCTGGAGAACGAGCATGGTCCAGGAACCGGCGGCGGCGTCCGTGCCGATCTTGTCGGCGGCGGCGTTCAGCTTCGCCAGCTGGTGGAAGAGGCGAAGGATCTTGATGACGGTGGTGTCCGAAGACCATCCCATCGCCGTCTTCTGCGTCGCCGAGCCCGAGGCCGAGGAGGCCAGGAAAGAGAGTTCGCCCGCCCCGGTACCGGTAACCGCGTAGGCCCAGCTGGTGTCGATGTTGTCTTCCAGGGACGTGATGGTGAGAGTCGTCCCGGAGTTGCTGGCCACGGCCGCGGTGTCGGTCAGGTCGTATTCGGACCGGATGACGGCGCCCGAGAAGGCCGGGCTAACCGTCCGCAGGTTCCATACCGTTCCCGTCACGAGGGTGTTGCCGGCTGTTGTCGCCAGAGGCCCCTGCAGGGCGCCGATGGCGTCGGCGCCGGCGGTCGCGGCCACGATGAGGACACCGAGGTCGGTGTCGGCCGTGACGCCGGGCATCAGCAGGGCCCCGTCCACCATGGCGGTGCCGCCGTGCTTGACGGGCCAGCTGAAGTACTGGCTTTCGATTGCGCTCAGAACTCGCATCTTTTGTTCCTCCTTGGAGACGGAAAAGGGGCCGTGAGACCAAAGATCAATCGCTTGATCTTGGCTTCACGGCCCCTAAGTGCCGTCTAGAGCGCGCCGGCTTTAGGCCGGAATTTCACCTCGGAGCTTATCCCTCGGTCGCGCTTTCAATTTGATGAGCGGGGTTTCCGCTCAGAACCTGGTTACTCGCCTCCTGGTCATGGACAAGAGCGGCCTCACGCGCCGCCTGTTCAGCGTCTTCGAGTCGGTCCGGCGTGGATTTGCCATCGCCGCCCACCGGAAGCGTCCGCAGCATGGGCAACCGGCCCTTGCTTCCACGCTCGAGACGACACTGCTGGCCGTCGTCACCACGTTCCCGTCAGCCACGTTCTCCGGGGCCGTGTTGGACCTCAGCCTCGCGTTCACCGGGAACCCGCACCAGCGGCACTTATAGCGGCCGGTGATGCCAAGCTGCTTGCCGTTCCCCCCTCCGGTGACGATGTCGACGAATCCGTAGGCCATCTATCCTCCAACGGTATTTCGGCCCGCCGCAGCCCAATTCCGTGAGCCTCGCACCCCTCCCAGGCTACCAGCCCGACTTGGCGAGGAAGGCTGCGGCGGTGCTGTCTCTGGCAACCGGCGGCTTGCCGTTCCCACCCCCCGCCGCTCCGCCCCCGCCGCCGGCCGGGTGGATGACGCGCTTCTTCTCCACCTGGCGCTGCTCCACGCGCTTGATGGTGTCCTTGAGGCCTTGCCCCTTGATGATGAAGTAGGCCTCTTTGATGTACTCCGGGTTCGTGTGATCCTGCGGCCGGAACCGCTTCTTCAGGTGGGCCCGGATGCCGTCCCTGTACTGGCCAATGTCCACGAATTTCTTGGTCGGATCCTTCTCCAGCTGGGCGAAGACGTCCTGGATGCGAAGGCTGCTGACGTTGTCGTGCAGCTGCCCCTCCAGGTCCTGCCGCGTCTTGTTGACGGCGAACTCCACCATCCCAGAAACGAACTCGATGAGCTTCCGAGGCTCGATCGCCATGCGCTCCTCGCCGGTATCCTTGTCCTTGGTTCGGACGAACCCGGCCCGGGCCTCGATCTTGGAAAACTCCTCGTCCGAGATCGGCGCCGGCGGCTGGTTGCGGGCAGCCGCTTCCCTCTTTTCCTGCGCCTCCCGGTCCTCCGCGAAGCGGTTCTCCTGCTCCTCCCGCCACGTGCGCAGGGACGTGACTTCCTGCAGCAGCGCGCGCTGCTCTGAGACGCTCAGCGGCTGTTCGTCGCCACCGGCCGCCCCGCCTTCGCCGCCATCGCTCCCTTCCCCGGGCCTGGCGCCTTCGCCGTCCTCGCCCGCCCCGGCCCCACCCTCACCGCCGTCCTCGCCGCCGGCGCCCCCATCCTCGCCGGCACCCGCGGCAGCCGCGATGGCCTCTCCGAGATCCAGACCTTCTTCGCCGGCCGCCGCCGGCGCCCCACCACCATTCGCTCCAAGCATGTCACCCTCCTCTCATCGGTCTTTTCTTCATCTGCCGCAGCCGCTCCCTGGCGGATGCGTTCTCCTGCGAAAGCTGGCTCAAGAGGGCCTGCGCCGTCTTGGGCAGGTCCCGCAATTCCTTTATCTCGATCTCTCTGGCGATGGCCACCTTCAGGTCGACCTCGCCCATCTTCAAGAAATTGTCCTCGCGTTCGCGCTCGATGTGCCGGAGCCTGATGTCAAGGCGCTCGGAGATCTCATTCCACAGGTCGGCATCGTAGGCCGCCACCAGGCGCCGGAGCTTGGAGATCTGCTTGGCCTGACCCTGGACCCTGGCCTCGAGGTTGGCCGCGGGGATGGCGCTTCCCCTACGCACCGGCGGGCACCATGGGTGGCATTGCCGGCGGGGCGGCGGGAGGCAAAGGGCCCGCTCCGGGCGGCATCATCGGACCCGCGGGAGGGGGCGGCGGCGGGATCGCCCCGGCCTTGATGAGCTTCGTCATGACCCGGGCCTCCGCCTTCTTCTCCATATCGGCCATCTGGGCCTGTTCAACCTCCGGACGGGGAGGCATGAGCGCGTCCCGGCTGGGGTTCCGCCCGCTCACGAGGAGATCGGAAAGCAGCTGGCGCCGGCGGCCGGGATCGCCGCCCACCATCGGCTCGTCCTTGAGCAGCACCCACCAGTTCGCGGCCTTGGCATATTCGACCTCGGGTGACAGGTTGACCGTGACCCCGTGCATGGCCATACGTCCCTTCGAACCAAAGAGTGAGCTTTCGACGCTGCTGACGTTCCCCTCAGAGTCCATGTAGTCCAGGGTGCTGCTGCCGAATTGCCTGTACAGGCTCCGGATGAACTCCCCGAGGTCGTCGAAACCAAGGCCGAATTCCTTGATGTAGTCCTCGATCCGCATGTTGCTCTGCTGGATCAAGGCGATGGTCTTGTTTCCGGGCGCATTCGGATCGACCCTGGATTCCTGGCCGGAGAGGAGCTGTGTCGGTCCGATGAGCATCTCCGCGTAGCGAATGATCTCCTGGCGCCGAGACTTGGCGTCCGCCTTGGCGCCGCCATTGATCTGCATGGAGACAAAGTCGCCAGGGCTATCCATCCACAGCGTCGCCCCCGGCCTGATCCAGTTCTCTTCCAGCGCCGGGTCGAAGTCCGAGTCCTTGTTCTTCAAGGTCTTCTTCCCTTTGAAGATAGGTGCCATCTCCAGCGTGTCCGAGTTCTCCTCGTAGTTGATGCTGGCGTCCAGAGAGGCGTTCATGTCCTCCAACTGCTCCGGCACCGACTTCCCGCTCATGCGCCCCGGGCGGCGGATGATCCGGAATGGGATGGCGCAGTCGCGGGCATAGGGATACTTCGATATCCCCAAGCAGCGCTTGGTGTCGTGGCTGTAGCAGCAGAGGAAGAGGCGCTCCTTCTTTTCCCCCTGCATCTTGTACCGGACCACCAGGCGGAAGAGGCGACGTTCGTCAGAGAAGTCACCCTGGTCGTCCTCCGAGATCCCCTCGATGGCGTCCAGGGCCCGGCTCCACTTGTTGTCGTCCGTGGCCTTGGTCTTGGCGTTGATGGTCCAGGCCTTGACCGCTGACACCCACAACTTCCCATCCTCGGCCTCTTCCTTCATCGTTTCCGTGCGCGCCCGGAACATCCGCCCGTAGACCCTGCACTCCTTGAGGGTCTGGGCCGTCATGGGCGCGCGCACGAAGACAGCCTCGTCCACCACCTCAAACTTGGGGCCCAGGTAGTCGACCCGGTCCCGTTCGATCCGTACCCCGTATGGCGCGTCCGGCCCGGCTGCCGAGATTTCCTTCAAGACATCGGCGTAGGCGGTATCGTCCAGCCCAGCAGCCTCGGGCGTGGGGAATTCATTCTGGAACTCCTCCACCGTGCCGAAGGGGATGACTTCTTCCACGGGCGTCGTCTCCTCCGCCCACCAGCCCCACAGCCAGCCCAGGCCGTCTCGGGGCGTGGTGTAGAGGACGTCGCGCACGGCCTGGATGACGTTCAGCTCCGACTTGGCCTTGTAGTTGATCGCCTCTTCCTGATCCGCCGCCCTTTCCCGTGCGGCCGGGTCCAGCGTCCTGAAGTGCCAGAGCGGGTCCACGGTCGTGATAGACCTGGCCATGACGCTGTGCAGCGTCACGACGTGGATGGCGATGAGCGGGATGTGCAGGTTCGAGGCTCCCTCCCAGGGGAAACTGGTCTGCTCCATCACCCCTTCCAGGAGGTCGTTCCACCGCACCAGGTTCTCATGGTGGGTGCCTGAGTTCCTGATCCAGGATTCGATGCCCTTCCTGCAGAGGCTCTCAATGGCGCCCCTGGTCTTGGCGTCCAACGCCAGCAAGTCCCCGGGCACGGCTTCGGCCCATGGCTTGCCATCGGTCATGGCGCCGCCGCTGGAGACCTTCTCCTCCAGCGGTCTGGCCGAGACCTGGTCGTTGTAGCGCCGGTTTGGCATCAGACGGGACCGGTGTCTGGCATCACTTGCCTCTCCACCACGGGCTGCGCCAGCGGGGCATCAGAACGTCCGCCCCGCCTTCTCGCGCATCCGCGTCACCCGGGCCCCATCTTCCATGGGCTCGGCCGTGACGCTAATGATTTCGGGCTCGATCATGCCTTCCTCCCCCTCCATGTCCTGGGGCAGGCGCACTTTCACCGTGAGGTTGACGGTGTCGTTGCCGCGGTAGTTCTCCAGGCCCTTGATGCTCTTGGGATTGATGGAGAGGCTGGCCTCTGGCTTGTCGTTCAGGTCATCGTAGCTGCCGCTGTTGGGGCGGTAGCCGCCCTCCTCATCCATCTCTGCGGGAGGCATCAGAGGACCTGGCGGCCGTCCGACGTCACGACCACGTCCGCCTTCAGTTCCTTGGCGCGGGACACAGCCTGGGCGTCCTTGTCGGCCTGGGTCAGGACTTTGCCCTTGACCTCGGAATGGTTGAAGCGTTCGAGCAGCTCGTCGCCTTTCTTGATCTCGTAGAACATCAGCGTCCTCCTCTGATCTTGTGCATGAGATGCTGGAAACCGTTCTTCGCCTGGGTCTTCTGAACCGCCGCCCGCAAGCTCGCCCGCTGCTGCTGGGCGTTCACCATCTGCGCCAGGCCCACGGCCTTGTGGCGATCCATGAAGCCCACGAACTGATCGATCAGCTCGTTGTGCTCGCTCACGACGGCCATGTTGATCTCCAGGCGCATGATGCCGTTGGCATCGATCTGGCCCCACAGCGCCGGCTTCTGGGGTTCTTCCGGCGTCTTGGCCGCGGCCGTGTCCGGCTTTGTGGTCTCTTCGGGCTTCGGTAGCTCCTGCTTGCTTCCGTCCGGCTTGATCAGGTCCATGTCCCCATCCTCCTCAAAGGCCAGTTCGTGACGCGGCTTCAACGATCTCGCCCATGAGCCGTTCGGCCTTGCATCCAGGAATCCTAAAACCATCCCCCGTCTTCATCCGTACGAAGACGTCGGTCCCTTCGATCTTCTCCGCGGAGGCTACGTCCTCGATCGAAAGTATTTGGCCGACGTTCAAGAATACCGGCCTTCCTCCAACTCCAATCAACTTGAAGAAGAAGCCGTCCAACCGCGACGGATTCACGCCGCCACCTCGATAGGCTCGTCGATCCCCAGCACGGCGTCGTTGTCGATCACCAGCACCACCTCAGCGTTGTGGTCGCCCAGGTGGACCTGTGTGGCATGGGTGGCGTCGAAGGCGATGCGGTCTCCGGCGCGGCAGGTGTCCACGAAGCCGCCAGCGCTCAGGACCTTGCCGACCAGGCCCTGCTGCTGGCGCTGGGCGCGCGCCCTAGCCTGGCCTGGGATGGTCAGGCCGAAGGCGGTGCGATCGGGCTGGGCTTCGGGGCGGACCAGAAGCCAGTCGCCGACCATGTCGAGGCGCGGTATGGCGCCGACGACTGCTTGGGCGAGTTCGGCATCACCCTTCCATCCCTCTGCCTCCGGTGCCCGGTCCACAAGCCCGAATACGTTCTCCACACGCGTCACGAACACCGTGTCCCTGTCCACCGGGTCCTGAACACCCAGGAACTCCTTGTCCGAGATCCCGTTGAACTCCACCAGAAGGCCGGGCTGCAGCTTGGGGTCGCACTGCGGGCCCACGGCCAGCAGCTGGCCCTTCATGAAGTGAGCGCGCTGGCGGTTCTGCGGAAGGATGACACCACCCTTTGTCTCCGTCTTCTTCAGCCAGCGGATCACCACGTGCATGGGTCGGGGCAGGAAAGTCGCCATGTCGACGCCTTCGATGACCTCGTAGCCGGCGGGGATCAAGAGGGCACCGCCTCGGCCGGCTCGTAGGTTTCGGCGAAGATGCCAGGCTTGCAGGGGTAGCGTTCACCTTGGACTCCGGTGATGATCCAGTCGCCCGGGCAAACCTGGTAGCCGCCTTCCAGTGTGTCGATGAAGCCGTGATCGTGGAACATCCTCCCGCAATAGGCGCAGTTGTCAGCGCCCGGGACGAACGGGTGGCGGAAGTAGCGCACCACCGCCCCCTCCCGCGGCTCTACGGGCACAGCACCCGTGTCCTCGAAGGGGCGAAACACATCATCCTGGGGATGGTCCCCATTCTTGAACCACTGCGTTGCCTCAACTACACACGGCTTCTTCCTGAATTTCGACATTCCCACCCTCCTCACCTGAATCCGGCCAGGGCCCCACCACGGGATCTGGCTCTCGAAACCATCTGCTGCCGGGTCCGCCCGGGAAGGCTCACTCCGCCAGTCACTATCACCGCCGGCTCCAGGTCCCCCTCGATCTCCCGGGCCACCGGGTCATAGGTCATGGCATGCACGGCGATCGCCGCCGCCATGACTTGGTCGTCGTGGCAGCCGGCGCGGGCCTCCGGCTTTCCGGACTTGTTGCGGACGAAGTTGTAGAACTCGTCCACCAGAGAACGATCGCGAAGCGTCAGCCGCTTCTTGCGGATGGCGTCCTGAAGATGGGCGACGGCGTCGGGGCGGGTGGCGGAGGTCGTCTCCCATCCGTATTCCTCGCCGCTCTCGCGCTCGCCGTTGTTGAGAACGGTCTGCCGGTAGAGGCGGGGATACCGCAACTCCACCAGCTTGGCGCCGGTCGTTCCACCCGGGCCGGGCCACACCTCCACCGCGATCTTGGCGGTGTTGTAGTACGTCCCCAGGCCGAACAGGATTCGGCCGAACTCCATAGGCTCGATCTTGCCGTGCCACTTGGCGGCCAGGGTCCAGGAGTCGCGGTCGAAGACGAGAGCGACGCTGCTGTCCCCCTTGTCCCCGCCCTTGGCCACGTCCGCCGCGATGAAATAGCGCCGGCGATCATCCGGCACGTCCCAGACCAGAAGGCGTCCGCTGGGATCGGGAACGAACTCCGGGAACTCGCCGGCGTCCTGGAGCACGCCTCGCCACTTCGGCTCTCGGATCGTGGTCTCCTGGGCCTCCAGACCTGCGGCGTCGAAGATGCACTTTCCGCTGGCCAGGAAGGCCTCCCGGGCGTTGGATGGGTGCTCCTGCGGCATCTTGCTTTTGTCGACCATGCCGTCGTGCTTCTTGCGGTACCACGCCAGCTGGCGTTCGGTGAGGCGATACCTCTTCTGCATGGCGAGTTCTTCCGGCCGCCACGAGATTCCCATCGGCACGTCCGCCACGTTGGTCGGGTCCTCGAACCAAGCGAAAAAGTGGAACTTCCACGGGCCCTGGTAGTCCGGCTGCGTCGCCTCCACCACCATCCGGTGGAAGAAGCCGCCGACGCCGTTGGCGGTGGTCTCGATGACCTTGTGGGCGCCTGGGACGCAGGCCTCGAGGACGCTGGTGACGGCCTCCTCCGAACCGTAGAAGGCAGCCTCGGAGAGATGGGCGTGGGTGACGTCGCGGCCGCGGCCGAAGGCGCGGCTGCCGGCGGTCCCGATCCAGTAGCGGCTGTGGGAGTGGGGGAAGTAGATCTCCCGCTGGTTGTCTTTCTCGAGGCCGACCTTCACGCGGACGTCGTTGAGGCCCATGGTGTCCAGGAAATACTTCACCCGGTCCATGTGGATGACGGTGTCGTCCAGGGTGTGCGCCATCGTGATGGCGTTGGTGTTGTCGTTGAAGATGCAGGCGTGCAGGAACAGCGCCTCGATCTCGGTGGAGAACCCCTCCTTCCTGGCCTTCAGGATGATGTCGGCGAGGGTGCGCTCTTTGTAGTAGCGCTCCTGCATGGGGTTGAAGAGGAACGGGACCTTCTTCCGCTCCTTGTCCACCACGTAGAGGAACGTCTCGATGAAGAAGCGGGGGTCCTTCTCGAGGCGCGCAATGAGGTCGGCGTCAGCGGTCTTGGACATTCCTCGCCTTCCTTGCCCGCCTGATCAGCTCCACCAAGTCCTGGTCGGCTGAGTGCTGCACCTTCTCGGTGAACAGAGCCAGGTGCTGGCCCAGCATCTTGAGGGCGGCGTTCGCGCCCATGGAATCGAACTCCCAGACGCCATTGCCGTCCTCATCGACCGCCTGCTGCCGGTCCTTGCCCTGGCCGACCATCACCGGCACCCGCTGCATGGTGCGCTCCACGATCTCCTTTAGCGAAGAGAGGACGTACTCGGCTGTGACATCTGCCTTCGCGGCCACCTTCTGCAGCCTTTCCTCGATGGCCGCCTTAACGTGAGGGAATGTCAGGAGCTCGGATGCGATGGCCCGCGCGGTCTTGGCCGAGTATCCGGCCCGAATCGCGGCTTGGGCGCCGTTGGAGTCCTTCAGGTATTCGTCGACGAAACGCCGCTGCTTGGGCTTCAGCGTCACAGCTTTGGCCTCTTCGGAAAAACCCTGCCGTCCCGATGAGCCCCCGCGAGGACTTGAACCCCGATCAACCGCTTACAAGGCGGCCGCTCTGCCGGCTGAGCTACAAGGGCGAAAGTCACGGGAGGGCGATCCTCCGCAGATCCTTGGAGATCTGCCGGGCGAGGACATCGCTGAGGCGGACGTAGACGGCCCCCTCATGGCCCGCCGGCTCCCCAGGCTGGACACCCATTCGCTCCGCGTTGTCCAGCGCATTCGCCAGGTTGATGAGGACGTTGCTGTCGCGAAGGCTGAGCTCCCGCGTGGGCCGGACCGCCTTTTCCTGGGCGGCGGCCTGGATGGCGGAGGTCACTTGCCCTCCGCGTCAACGCAGAGATCGTTGACGAGCTCGCGACCTTTCTGTTCTTCGCACGCCAGCTTCAGCCTCAGGAGGAGGTAGTCGGCGCGGTTCTTCAGCACCTGAACCTTGTCGGACCAGGACTTCAGGTCCAGCGAGCACCTCTCCGCCCGGCCGGCGCGGTAGGCGGCCTCGACCGCCTTCCGGTTGGCGGTAGCGGTGACGCAACCGCCCAGCAGGCTCATGACGAGGCAGCACCATACGATCCAGAGCACCAGCGCCCGCAATGAGATCGTCCGCTCCAACATCGAAAAAAAGCGGGTCCCATTAGGACGCGCGCGAGGCAACGTCGTCATGGGACCCGAATCGGTGTGCGCCTTTCCGGTCACGCCCCTGTTATACCGTCCAGGGTTACATTTTCGCCACGATATAATTCAGATTTACACGGGTCATCTTCGACGGAAAAGATGGGCTGACCCCCCGGGGGGCATGTTTACGCACCCGATGGTGATATAATAGGCCTCATGCCGTTGACGAAGTCCCCACCCACCAAATACGACGTCCTGCTGCCGGCGTGGAAATGCCGGCGCTGCGCCTACGAGTGGCCCACCAAGGGCCAGGCCAGGCCACGGCGCTGCTCCAAGTGCAAGTCGTTCTACTGGTGGAACCCGCCGCGCGACAAGAACCAGTCACCTCCGTCGGAGTAGCGCCCCCTTGCATATATCACCGTTTGGTGATATACTCACCGCGTAAGGAATCGCCGCAGAAAGACCCCTTGCAGTTTTGAAGTTTCCGGTTTTACTTCAGGCCAGGGGAAGCGGGCGCGGTCCTCGTGATGACCGCCATCTCACGCATGGAGCATGAGCATGAGCGATGACACCTGTGTTTCCGACAGCGAATTCCTTGGGCAGTTCGTGCAGCACATCTCCGCTGTTCGGTGTCTGGCCAGCGGAACCGTGGACGAATACAGCGGCCATTGCGCCAGGTTCTTGCGGTTTCTTTCCGACCGCGGCGTTGCGGTGGTCAACAGCTGCGAGCAGGACGTGGAGGCCTGGCTGGCTTCACGGATCAATTCCGGGGTCCGACCCAACAGCAACCGGCCGGCCTTGAATGCGATCAGGCGCTTCCTGCGATACCTGAAGAGAAATGGTGTCATCCACGCCAACCCCGCAGAGTACGTCGAGCTCCCGCAGGAGCAACTGGCGATCCCCAACTTCCTCCGGGAAACCGAGGTCGCACGACTGATGGGGAGTATTCCCTGGAACTCCCCAGCCTTCGCCGACAAGCGCTTCTCCTGCATGCTTTCGCTCCTCTACGCGGCCGGGCTGAGGGTCGGAGAACTGGTCAAGATCAGACTCCAGGACATGAACCTGGAAGATCGGGCCGTGTTCGTTGTTGGAAAAGGCGGTCGCCAGGGATGGGCGCCGTTCAGCGAGAGCATGGCCACGATGTTGCAGGAGTACATGATCGCCAGGCAGGAATGGGTGACGAAGATGGGATATGGCACCGACGCCCTATTCCCTGTGCGCGGGGGGAAACCGGCTTCAGCGTGTTCACTTCGGGGATGGCTTCATAGCTGGGCGCGGTCGATAGGGTTCTCGCGGCGCATCCACCCGCACCTCTTCCGCCACAGCTATGCGACACACCTCCTGGAGCATGGGGCGGAGCTGCGGACGGTGCAGGAGTTGCTGCGGCACAAGAGCATCATATCCACGGTGCGCTACACGCACGTGATGGTGGCGATGCGGCGCCGGGCCTACGACAGGTACCACCCGCAGGCCCAGCCGGCGGCGGCATAGCGGGGAAGCGGCCGGCGCCCGCGGGCGCCGCCGGGCGCCGGCCGCTTGGGATCAAATTTCGGTTGACAGGTTGCGGGTGGATGTGGTTTATTTTCGCAAGTTGAGCTTCCGGTAGCCCTGCCTCGAATCAGCGAGTTCTACATAATTCGCGGGTTCGGCAGGCTCCGGCACCAGGAGCAAGAGTATGCCGATCTCAGATAGCCGTATCCGCCCCCTCAAAGTCGTCGTCCCGGTCACCGCCTGGGGCATCCTGATCTCCAGCTTCGTCTACGGTATTTTCAACAGCAACATCCAGTCCAACCTCCGCCGCTACTACCTGGGCACGATCGATTCCAACCTCGCCCAGATCTCCAACAACATCCGCTGTCTCGAGATGGTCAACCTTTCCAATGTTGCCCAGATTTCCAGCGTCCGCTATGGCTCCCAAGCCATGCGCGTTGACCGCACGCCACCTCAGCACGAGACCACCACGAAGGGCGAGAACCCTGGGACGAGGACCGGACTCTGATGACGCCGAGCATCCTCGCAAGTTCTACGCGGCGCCGGCCGACCGCGGGCGCAAGGGCGGCCGCCGGAACGCCGGCCAGCGCCGGCGCGGTCGCATCCGCGTGGTGGAGGTCCTGAGGACCATGCTCAACCGCCGGCCACCCGCCCTCTTCTCTGAGATCCATCACGCCGTTCGCCGCGCGTGCCCCTGGTCCCATTTCGACTACGAGCTCTTCACCAAGACGTACCTGCCGCGGTGGAGGAAAGGAAAGCTATGAGCACCGCCCCCCAGATCAACGAGCGCACGGTCTACCTGACCAACTACCGCGGCCAGGAAATCACCGACGCCAAGAGCTTCGGCAAGGTCAAGTTCATCACCACGGGCAACGTCATCGACACGTTCCGGCTCGACCAGCTGGCAGGCCAGGTCTTCGACGCCCTCAAGACCTCCAAACCCGAGGACTGGCTGGTCCCTACCGGCCACATGGTCCTGGGCGCGCTCGCCATTCTCGAGCTCCTGCGCAGGCACGGGCGCGTCAATCTCCTGCTGTGGCACGCGCGGATCCACAAGTACATCCCGCGGACAGTGATCCTGAAGCCGAATGCCCAGGATCTGAGCGAGCCCGCCCTCCAGGAGTTGGTGCAGAGCGAGGTCCCCATCGACATCCCGTAGAAGCCAAACGTCGAGCACAAGGAGCAATCCCATGGAGCATGGAATCACCCACAGCAGTCACGCAGAACCAGGGCCGGCGCGCAGTGCCGCCAAGGTTGCCGTCGACGCCGCGTTCGCGGCGGAAGAGTCCGCCCTTGAGATGGAGCGCCGGGCGCAGGCTGCCCGGAGGGCGGCCGACCGTGCTCGTGTCCACGCCATGCTGGCCCGCGACGCCGAGTCGAAGGGCCACCACATCATCGCCAAGACCAACGCCAAGGACGCCCTCCTGGCCTCCCAGGAAGCGGCCAACGCAGCCCGGGTCATCTTCTAGGGTGCGCGCCAATGACCCTCCCATGCTCCGCCGGACACTCCCACACCGACAGCACCGCCGTCTTCATGTGCC